CCCAACACTCTTTCGTTTACTTGGCCATTTTGTAAGGCTTGCAAGAACCGAACAGCATCTTCCAGGTGAACCTTAAGATGAACTGCGTGGTTTTCACCCTCTTGAACGCTAACGCCACGTCCGTTTTGCATCGTGCCGTTTTCTAGTTCTGCAATCTTAGCGTCAACCGGAAGACGATCGACGTTGGATTTGGGCACGTATCGCTCAACCATGTCAAAACCTACACGAGCGGCAACTCGATCGCGTATTAGATTTTTCTGACCAACCTCGTCGAATCTAGGAAGAATTTGCATAAACTCGTTAAACGCCAGCATTCTGGCTCCAGGACTTCCCGCTCCAACTGCCCGAACGGCCGTAACTCGATACACGGATTGAACTGCTTTCCAGGGCACCCCACGCGCAGTAACCCGTTTTTTGAAGTCTAAAGCCGCTTCCCCGCCGGGTTCGTCTTTGCGATAGTTAACATTCGCTAGCCTGCGAAATTGTTCAGATAAAAGTTTTGTAAAAGGAATATAATACAAATTCATTGCTTGAGTCGACAGAACCGATTGCTGAGCTAGTTGAGCCTGTACTTCCGTCGCCGTCCGAGCATCGCCGTCCGGCATTACCTGTCTCTGATTATAGGTGCCAGTATTGTTTTGTCGGACTGTTTCAAGATCTCTGACAATTGGGAGGACGTTGCCCGCCAAATTTGGAATGACTCGATCCACAACGTTGATTCCAGGAGGAAGGATGCTGAGCGGACCATTGTACATCAAAGTTAAATTCGTTACGTCTTCTCCTGTTGCTGGTTGAACCATCATCGCGCTAGAAAGCATGGCTCCGTCCACAACCGCGTTTCGTAATCGATTTGAGAGTTGGATAAATGGGAAAAGCTTGAAACCAAGACCACGAACACTGTGCAACAATCCGTTAGTACCTACCCCGTACGAAAACAAGACAAACGCTTGGTTTGCGTGTTCAAACCGACTGTACTTGCTGTAAAGGAAATCGTCGGAATCTCCTGCCCTTAGGCCAATGTGATGAGAAATTGTTCCATCGAATTCTTTAACAAAATAATGCACGCACCGGACAATTTGCGATCGAGCATGAGAATAGGTCAGATCATTGTTTTTGATTTCTTCCTGCAACTTTTCCCAGTCGCGTGTAGTAGCTCGACCTGACTCCGTGGACAGCAAGATAGCTTTTCGGGTTGCTTCAACGTTCCAGCCAAGATCCTTAGCAATTTTCGCGTTCTCGATAAACGCGTAAAGATCTCCAACGAGATATTCCCTTTCAATTACCGCAATTTCTACCTTAGTGTCGCAGGCTGGCGTTCCCCGTGGAACTTTAAAATCTTTTAAACCACACACGTTCCATTGCCAATTCCGACCATCTTCAAAATAAGCAACTCCAACACCCTGAGCAATAAATTGGTGAGCCAACATTTGTTGTTTATAGAAGAACTCATCCCAATCTGTGAGAGTTCGATGAAACTCTTCGGCAATGATATTCTCCCACTCCACTCGTTGAACCTCGTCCCCCTCAGAAGTTTTAACGGAGGCCAAGCGGTCCACGGAATTAACTAAATCGGAATAGGCAGACAAAGCAGTCTCAAGAGCGGCGGCAGACTCTCCGAAATTAAGATTTGCCCGATAGCCCTGACCTAGCGCCTTTAATTTTTTTGGGTTGTAGGGAGGCTCGCCGTCCAGCATGGCCTGAACTTTTTGACGATCCGCGGAACTAGCGTCGTCTGCATTTCTAATCGCTTGGTAAATTGCGTGAGCGCTCTTGGCATCTTTAATGCGCGAGCGTGGGGGCTTACCAGATTCGGAGATAGTCTCTAAGTACAATGACACGTCGTTTAGAGTTTAACACTCAAGAGAATTCGTCAAGTGATCGAAGCCAGCCCCAACGCCTAGCAGCTGACGATCGCCATAGGACGCAACATCCATCTTAATCGACTGTTTAAGCCATCCTTCGCCTCGACTGGCAGCTAATTTACCCCCCGCATACGCTCCTAATCGTTGACGCGCGACATCCAGCAAAAGAAAAGCAGCGTCCGCCAAGTCGGGCGATTTACCCATTCTGGCTTTCATGTCCTTTTTAGACTCTACGATTAACTTACCTCCGGCTTGAGTAGTGTACTTACGCGCGGTGAGTTCTCGAGCTAGGTCAGAGGTAATCCCCTTTAACTGCCCGCCGCGCAAAAACTCAACCCCAACGTACCAAAGCTCGCTCACCCGGTTGGAGAACTTTTCGTTAGCCTTTATGGGCGAAATAGCGCTGGTCGGCAAAAGAGTCGGTTTTTCACCAAACTTGACCCTAAAAACACGGGGCGACCACAGTTCGCTTAAAATGTCGCAGAAAGGGTCGCCAGCGCCCGTTGCGTCGACGGCAAGGTATTCTGGCCTTACGCCTGACTTCTCGCAAATTTCACGCACTAGCCTTGCAATTTGAAAGTTGCGAGGCTCATTGGCCCTGGTCGAATCTTCTCGCAAAAGATTAAACTTTTCAAATTGAACAACCATTAAACCATCTTTAGATTTTCCATAACTTCCTATGCACAACACACTTCTGTCTCCACCATTAGTGAAGGCTGGGTCAAAACCAGCAACTTTTGTAGGAGGAGTGTCCCAAATAACAGAGCTTTCTCCGTCGTAGCGCCGAATGTCAGCCTCGCTGTAAATATTCTGCTCTGCACCAATTGGAGAGGGGAAACTGCGGATAAAACGCCAATACGACAAACTGTTCTCACCCTGAATCTCTTGGGCATCTCGCAGCTGTTTTGAAGTGAGTAAAAACGGCCATTCGTCATCCGCGTGCAAATTGGGCGTACGCTCTCCGTCCAAATGAATGCAAACTCCACGCTGGGTGGGCCACTCATCCATTTCAGCGTTAACGTTATTCCAAGTGGATGTGGGAGTAATGAATTGCCCAAAAGGGTCGTAGGCTGACGCAAAGTTACCCAACGCGATGCATTGGAAGTACGGGTTAGAATCCAAATTATGGATTGCCTCAAAAATGGCAGGAGAAACGTCGGTGGCTTCGTCGACCAAAAGAAACACTCGTTTGTTCTTAAGCCCAATTAGTTTTTCGGTAGCTTCCTTTTCTTTGTCTTTCGCAGAAGGAATTAGGGTAATAGACGACCGGTCACTTCCCCCATCCTCCATAATCAACTTCCCCATGCTATCGACAATTTTACCGGGCAACCCAGAAACTTGCATATGCCTCTCTCGAATGACTCCCCACATGCGTTTACGAGCTTCCCGCACACTGGTTGTCGTCACCAGAACTAATGTGTTAAAGGGATCGCAAAGCCAATTCACCAAACCCCAAATCCCAATACAATGAGTTTTGCTGGACGATTTGGGACCTGAGATACCCAGGTAATTGTTTTGACAGGCCGCTTCAAAAATACGCTCTGCCCAAGGATTCCAATGAAACCCACCCTTGTTCTTTTTCTTGTCATACGGCCACAGTAGTTCAACAACTTTTCGGAAATGCGCAAACTTGCCCAAACCACCACTTTCTATAGAAAAGTTTTCTCGGAACGCAACAAGTTCAATGGTCACGTCGGACGTCCCGATTGGCCAAGAACGGTTATATTTCTCAAAGATTTGACTCACACTCAATTACAAGCCTAAAAGCAGTCAAGAATCCGTCAAGAAATAATACCATCAATTCTACAAACAATTGCTGAACAGTGCTTTACAGATTTATACACTTGAGCTATGACCCCGCTAACGCAAGTTGCTGCTTTCCAATTATTTCCGATAACAACTTGTGATAGACGAAGATATATAGGAAAAGTAGGAAAGGCAATCGGAAAAAAAAAGAAACAAAAACCATTGACACGTGTCAAGAATGTCAATACAAATGTCAAGAAATGAAGCCATTAATTATCAGAAAAGGATGGGCCGAAGTGCGTATTTACGAGTGCACCGTACGCAACAAATATTTAACTTATTTTGTTTGTTGGCGTGTAGGCAAACAAAGAATGCGACGCGGATTGGCCTCACTTACCGAGGCAAAACGCGAAGCAAAAACAATTGTCGAACAATTGGCCGATGGTTCTGCGCTACCTGCGTCTGGGATTACAATGCGTGATCTACAATACTATCGTACATGCGAATCGATGCTGAATGGAGTTCCTTTGGATCGTGCGGTCAAAGGTTACTTAAAAAATAATCCATCGGAAGTAAAAGAAATACGCATCTCAGAACTGGTAGAAGAATTCCTGGCCAAAAACGAAGCTTCGGTGAATTCCAAC